TGAATTGATTTGAAGTGAGCTTTGAGTTTGTTTTGAGTTCATAACAATAATGAGTTTAAAAAAATAGAAAAGACCATACGAGAAGAGCAAGCACAAACAAACAAAATTCGTTTAAGGTACGAATAACTAAAGCAATAGAGTTCATATCCATTGCAAATATAGACTAGATAAGAATAATAAGCACATCAAGTCACAATAGCAGTGACGACAAGCTAAAAAAAGAGTATGGCGTGCGCCTAAAAGTTAAAAGGGGTAACGCGTGGGTGGGTGGCATCGATAACCCTCTCATATTTTTCTACCAAATATTGACTAGTTAAGTTGAGCCAGCAGCCACTCTTTCAAGTTACTACGAGTCCATATCTCAGTCCACAAGTTTGCATAAGCTGTAACTCTAACCTCTTCATCAGCGTCGTCTAATGAGCACGCATATTCGACATGATGGTTGAGCTCATGCATCACTAAGTTCAAAGCTATGGGTCCACCTTTTTCAATGATAGTCTTATCTAAGTAAATGATAGCTGGTGGTCCTGCAACATAACTACCTAATTGCTCACCTACATTACTTGATAGTATAGTATCTAACTGTATAAACTCTATAGTCTGATAACCTATAATAGTTGATTGTGGTAGTGCTGCTGCTGTATTACTCATAGTTTCTTAGTGTTCCTCTTAGTTACTTATAGTTACTCTTAGTATATACTTAGTATTTGACTCACAGGCATCGTACCGATACGTGTACCTATTAATTACATAGCTTTAGAGCATCAAATCCACTCATGTATAGGTTTTATCACGTCTGGTGTTTGTGGTCATTCTAGTGCTCTCTATGAGCGTTCTAGAGCTATTAAATCCATGTTCCTTTGTTAGGTCTTGAACCTATAGCTGACTCCATAAAATTATCGAGTTCTATAGCTAATCTTTCATCTTTAGCCTCTCGTTCTGCAAGTATAACATCTTGTCCTAAATAATTGGTCCAGTATGACACAGCCATTGCTAGTACATCAATTAAGTCATCATGTTTTAAACACGATCTATCTCTAGTTAATCTACTCATTTGATAGAATAGCTGATGCTGCATATCAAGCTCATAGTCTTTTCTAATTAACTCTTGGTCAACTACAAGTCGATGAGAGTTAAATACTGGTTCTAAAGTATCAATAATTCTTTTTTCTTTTTGAATTGAACTTCTAGTTTCTTCAATAGTACACGGGTGAATACGTGCTAATATTGGTTCTAGTAATCTATTAAACATACCGTCACCAAAGTTACTCTCAATAGTTATATAAGATACATCATTAGCTTTAGCAGCGTTTGCTAAGTCTACTAAAGTTTTTTCTTCATAACCACCTTCAAGTGAACCAATATCAGTTAAATATAAAATACCATTTAACATTTTTACGATAGCATAAGCTGTTCTATCAGCACCTCTACCTGCTGGATCGATTGACATTACTGAACCTTGAAACGGAAAGTAATCATTTGATACATGCATTGGTGCTACGTAGTAATCACCTTTTAAACCTACATTAGGTATTTCTGGATCTAAAGCTTTAATCTGATCTAGACTATTAGCCCACTGTAATTTACCCGGAGCTTCTTTCCAAGATGAAACACCTGACATAATAATTAAATCATTAAGTTTAAGTGGATATTTATTTACATCAGATAAAGTTGTATCTAACATAAATTGTAGTGAAAAACCTGAACGTCCATAAGACGCTTCACGTTCCATTAAGTCTACATCATCAAATCTATCTGGATCTAAAGCTTGACCAGGTTTTAAATTTTCTTTGTTTTCTATAACACTCTTAGCTAACTTTTTGCCGTAGTTTATTATAGCTTTATTTTCAGGAAATCTTGCAGGCCAAATCTGAGTTGTAAAACCTCTTTCCTCTAATTGATTATAAATTGATAATTCTGTTTGTGGTGTTCCTAAGAATATAACTCTACCTACTTCAGGTTTAATAATTGAATCAAACTCTTTAACTGTTTCAGATAGTCTATCTCTCATTAATTGTGTTTGAGAGTTGTTAGCTGATTCAACGTCATCAGCAATAATTAAGTCTGCTCTAGAACCTGTAAGTTGACTGGTAATACCCATTGATTTACAACTAGGTGCATGTGATGCTCTAGCAGGACCAACATCAAATGATACTTTACTTGATCGTTGATCATCTCTAGGTTTTAAGTGTTCTAATATAGGCAGCTCATGAATTAATCTTTGAGTAAACGTTGAGAAATCATCTGCTCTAGTTTTAGATGCAGAGACAACTAAGATGTTTTTCTGAGGATCCATTAACCAATTCCAACAAGCAAAAGCTGAAGTAATCCAAGATTTACCTGCACCTCTAAAAGCTTGAACACAAGAACGCTTTGGACCATATTGTAAAAAGTCCGCCATGTCGTATTGTATTTTAGTTGGTGGTGGTAAGTGTAAATGTTTCCAAGCTAAATATAAAAAGTTCTTAAAAATTTTTAATTTAGCAGGTACCATTATATTTTCCTATCTTCGTTATCAAAAGGTAAATCACTAACAATATCTATATCGTTATTTGACTGAATACCTGTTCCGTAAGTTTTACAAACATCTAAACAAACTTTCATTTCTGATGCTGATAGGTCTTCACCTGATTTTAATTTTGTATGTGCTTGCGCTATAAGCATATCTACTATTTCATTTGCTTTTTCTTTAGTAGTTAGCTGCTTTTGTTTTTCATCATTCATTATTTGTTCGTTAATCTATCCATGTGATTATAGATTCTACCAATTTGTTTATCTATTGACATAATTTCTTCTGTTAACATTCCTAGATGAACTTGTAATTCTACGATTGTCATTAAAACATACGAAGATAGCCCAAGTAAGATAGTACCTAGTAGTGGTAATACCCATTGATTTTTTTTCATTTCTTTTTATCTTTTTTACGTTTGCAATTAGGAAAATCAAAAGTCCACAAGTCAATTACTGTTTTGTTAAGATTTTCAAATATTTTGTCGATACTTCCAAAAAACCAATAGAAGAATCTATCTATCATTTTTTCTTTAGTTTATTCATTGTAGTTACTCCAAATGATGCACCTACTATTGTCAATATTATGTACCAAAACATAGGGTCAGCATTTTGTAATATTTCCCAACCACGCTGCATTGTGTCTTGTGTGTATGGTACAAAATGTAAACCCATTAAAATTGTAAAGAAAACCACCAACCACTCGTCTTTCCACGAATGCTCTTGTTGTTTAATTTGTTCTACTGAAATTTGAGAAGCTGCATCTAGTTCTTTTTCTCTAATTATTTTATCTTTTTGTAATTTATGTGTAATTGCACCAAATGTTTTTTCTGCAATGATTTTAGTTAGAGGATTTTTTAGTAATGCAAACCACATTATAATTGACAACTTTTCATTATTTCAGATAAAGCTAATGCTCTTGAAGGTGTTTGTTGATACCAATTACTGTCAAGCATTTCGTCTCCTGCAGCAACATAGTCACCATCATCTAAATAAGCCCACATATTTTTGAATTTACTTACACCAGTTTTACCTAACTGAAAGCACATCTCTATAATTACTTCTTCTGCTTGTGGTAAAAGTGAGTCGTTACCTATTAATTCTTTAGCTCCATTTACAGCTTTTTCAAAATCAACACCAAAAACTTTGTCAAGTTCTTCTTTAGTATATTCAACACCTTCCACAAAGTTATCGGTAGGTAGTACCAAATGGCCATAACCGATAGTAGCGAAACCAAGACTATCGGAATAGACAATACGCCTAAACCCTTCATGTTGTTTAATTCTTTCTTTAAGTTGTGTATACATAGTTTTTGAGTCCTTTTAATTACAGTAAAAATAAGCACACAGACCAAATTACAAATAAGCTAAAAGCTAGTTTGTTTGTATCTGCCCAATATATTTTTGCTTTATTAATCCATGTTTTAGGTGTGTAGCCATATATTATCATGTTGGTTCTCCTTTTGTTTTTAATTCTTTACATTCAAATTTTATTACTATTTTTTGTTCTTCAAAATTTGGAATATCCCACTCAGGTAATTCTTTTAAATTTCTAAAAGTTTTTTGTGCAATAGCATAACCTGCATCAGTGCAATTATAATGTGATGTAAATTGATAACTTGAAATAGAACTA